CACTTGTGGCGAGCTCGAAACGATTTACGTCTCTTAGGATTCGATTTCTTAATACGTAGGTTAGGATCTCCGTAGTGTACGCGTTTTAATTTGCCATTAACCCGGGTGCAGCGCATATATTTTTTGTCTGACCGAGACGAACTTTGCTGGCCAGTAACCTTAGTACAACGTGCGCCCTTTTTTTCTTGTATTTCTACAGGAAAAGTCTCTGTAAACTCTTTAATAAGGGCTTCAAATTTATTAAACATATATAATATTTATTGTTGCTAGTAAATATATACAGATGAGTAAGAAAAAACGTTTACTTAAACAAAAACAAACTCACAATAATAATAATCAAAATGCCAAAGACAAGAGCTTAGTAGTCCATCAGGCACCAAAACTAGAGAGATCGGTACAGATACGACAAAGACCTGATCTCACTTTAAAGCAAAAAGAATTTCTTAAAATTGCTTTAGATAATGACACTAAGGTAATATTTTTATCAGGTCCTTCAGGAAGTAGTAAAAGCTTTTTAGCTACCTTAGCAGTACTCGAATTAATGAACTTAAAGAAAGTTAGCGATTTAATTTATATTCGATCTATAGTGGAGAGTAGTGATAATAAAATGGGATATCTGCCTGGTAGTGCAGAAGAAAAGCTTTCCCCGTACCTAGAGCCTTTAATGGAAAAACTAGACGAACTTTTGTTTGCAGCAGATATAAACAACTTACTAAAAGAAAAACGTATTGACGGTAAGCCTACGGGCTATCTAAGAGGTTTAAGCTGGAATGCAAAAGGCATCATAATGGATGAAGCTCAAAACAGTACCTTTAAGGAACTTACTACACTTCTTACGCGAGTAGGTCATTTTAGTAAGCTTTTTGTTTGCGGAGATCCGATGCAATCAGATATTAACGGTAAATCGGGATTTGATAAAATGTGCAATATTTTTAATGATGAGGAAAGCCGTAAACAGGGTATTCATACTTTCTATTTAACCGAAGAAGATATCGTACGCAGCGAAATCGTAAAATTTATAGTTAAAAAGCTCAATCTGTATAGTCATTCAAAATAAAGTAATTATTAAAAACAATTTTGTACGAGAATTTTGAGAAAAAGTAATTACTATTCTAAATAATATTCTTATGATTTTCGACGAACAGATCTCTCGTAAACCTAACCATTATCCCTGGACAGAGGATTTTATTGAATCGATGCATAATGGATTTTGGACGGACAAAGAATTTAGCTTTAAATCTGATGTACAACAGTTTAAAGTCAATCTTACTGAACAGGAAAGAGAAATTATTATCCGTACTTTATCGGCTATTGGACAAATTGAAGTAGCTGTTAAAACCTTTTGGGCCAAGTTAGGAGAAAACTTACCACATCCAGCACTACAAGATCTTGGATATGTTATGGCTAATACTGAAGTAATTCATAATAATGCGTACGAAAGACTTCTTACCGTGCTCGGTCTTGAAGATGTATTTGAAGAAAATCTTAAACTAGAGTGGATACAAGGCCGAGTTACTTACCTTAAAAAATATACTCATCGATATTATAAAGACTCAAAAAAGCAGTATCTTTACGCTCTTATTCTTTTTACTCTGTTTGTTGAAAACGTATCCCTAATGAGCCAGTTTTATGTTATTAACTGGTTTGCTCGTAATAAAAACGTGCTCAAAGATACTGACCAGCAAGTTAAGTACACTCGTAACGAAGAAAATATTCACGCTTTAGTTGGCATAAAAATTATTAATACTATTAGAGAGGAGTACCCCGAGCTTTTTGATGAAGACCTTGAAAAGAAGGTTTTATCTGAAGCAATTGAAGCGTATACCTCTGAGGCTAAGATCGTTGATTGGATGGTTAATGGTATTAAGGAAGACGGACTTTCAGCCGCTCACTTAAAAGAGTTCATTAAGGATCGTATTAACGAATCTCTTAGAGGCATTAACTTTCCACCTGCTTTCGAGCCAGATAATGAACTTCTTAGAGACACAAAATGGTTTAATGAAGAACTTCTCGGTAATAATATGACCGATTTTTTTCATTCTCGTCCTGTTGAATATTCAAAAAAGTCGCAAAGCTTTTCAGAAGACGATTTATTTTAATTAAACCCCTTGTAAGTAAAATTTAAGCTCTATGACTAATAAGGATATTTATTGGCTGAATGCCGACTCAAGAAAATTTCTAGCTCGTGGCTACCTCTTAGAAGGGGAAACTGCTGAACAACGTATCAAAGATATAGCTAAAACAGCTGAAGAGTATTTAGGCATTAAAGGTTTTGCACATAAGTTTGAAGAATATATGCATAAGGGATTCTATTCTCTTGCATCTCCTATTTGGGCAAATTTTGGCCGCAAACGTGGCTTACCAATTTCGTGCTTTGGTTCATATGTTGATGACGATATGGACGCTATTCTTTATAAAATATCAGAAGTAGGTACTATGTCTAAAGCTGGAGGCGGTACATCTGGTTTTTTTGGAGCAATTCGGCACCGCGGCGCAAAAATTAGCTCGGGCGGAGAATCGACCGGTGTACATCACCAACTTACTGTATTTGAATCTTTAACTGATTATATCTCTCAAGGTAATGTTCGTCGAGGTTCATTCGCAGCATATCTACCTATTGATCACAAAGATATTGAAGAGTTTCTTAATATTCGTAAGGAAGGAGATACTATTCAGAACCTCTCTATCGGGGTCTGTATAGATGATAAATGGTTTAAAGAAATGGTAGACGGAGATAAAGAAAAACGTCGTATTTGGGGCAAAGTTATTCAAAAGCGCTTTGAATCCGGCTACCCCTATATATTTTTTACAGATAACGCTAACAAGCAGGCCCCTGAAGTGTATAAGGACAAAAATCTTAAAATTCATCATAGCAATCTTTGCACAGAAATTATGCTCTCAAACGGGCCTGATGAATCGTTTGTATGCGATCTTTCTTCTCTTAACTTTGAAAAATGGGACGAGTGGAAAGATACAGATGCTGTAGAGACTCTTGTTTACTTCCTCGATTCGGTAATGACTGAATTTATTGAAAAGACTGAAAAAATGAAATTCATGGCTCACCCGAGAAACTTTGCTATTAATCAAAGAGCTCTTGGTATCGGAGCATTGGGTTGGCATACGTATCTTCAGTCTAATATGATTGCGTTTGAGTCTATGGAAGCTAAACTTCTTAATAATCGTATTTGGAAGTTTGTTCGTGCTAGAGCCGACGAAGCTTCTGAAAAGCTAGCTACCTTACTTGGAGAGCCGCCTTTACTGAAAGGCTACAAACGTCGTAATGTAACCACTCTTGCTGTTGCACCTACCACTTCAAGCTCATTTATTCTCGGACAAGCTTCTCCGTCAGTAGAGCCTCTTAACTCGAACTACTTCGTTAAAGACTTAGCTAAGGGTAAATTTACATATAAAAATCCTTATCTTGAAGCGCTACTAGAAAAAAAGCATAAAAATACTGAAGCAGTATGGAAGTCCATACTCGTAAAAGGCGGTTCAGTGCAGCATCTCGATTTTCTTTCTCAAGAAGAAAAGGACGTGTTTAAGACGTTTGGCGAAATTAGCCAAAAGGAAATTGTCATACAGGCATCTGCTCGTCAGAAGTATATCGATCAAGGACAATCTCTTAACCTAATGATTCCGCCTAATACTAAACCAAAAGATGTCAATGATCTGCTTATTTTCGCCTGGGAAAACGGTATTAAGAGTCTTTACTACCAGCGCTCGGCAAACCCCGCACAAGAGTTAGCTCGTTCAATATTGACCTGTGCAAGTTGTGAGTCGTAATGATTTAGCTGTAGTAACTTGTCATTTTAACTGGACAGGGTTTAAGCGTCCTGTACAGAACTTACACAGATTTTTGCGGCAAATGGCAGTTGACGGTATACCCGTCTACGGGGCCGAAGCTTCTTTAACCGATCAATTTCAGACAGCTAGTAACCCTAATTGGAAACAAATAAAGTGCACTCAAAATAATATTTGTTTTCAGCATTATTCTTTATTAAACATTGCTGAAACTTTAGTACCAGAACAATATACTAAAATTATATATTGTGACGCGGACTTGTTTTTTACTAATAAAAATTGGTATGAAGAATCTTCTAAAGCTTTAGACAAATATAATTTAATTCAGCCGTTCACTTACTGCCACTGGACAACAATAACAGGAACAATAGATAAAAAAGCTAGGTCAATTCTTACCGTGCCAGTTACAGAAACACTATTAAAGTCTAAATTTTGGACCGGGCCTGAACCTTTACATACAGGCTTTGCTTGGGGAGCAAAAAGAGAACTATGGAAAAAAGGTATAAAACTTTATCCGTATAATTTTTTAGGTGGCGGAGACTTAGTAAGCTTGGGGGCTGTTTGTAATCCGGAAATAACTAATTTAAGTTTAAGTTACGCATATATGCGTACCGCGGCAACAGCTTTTTATACAAACTGGAAGCAAAAATTTTATCACTATGTAAATCATAAAACGGGGGTAATACAAGGAGATGTCTATCACGAGTATCACGGGGACAGACAAAACCGTCAATATGATAGTAGATGTAAAATAGTACATAATAGTAACTTTGACGTATCTACAGTTTATCTAAACGAAAACGGATTAATTACTATAGATTCTCCGGATATATTAAATGCAATAAAATTGTATTTTCTTAATCGTAAAGAAGATAGCTAATTTTTATGGGTTTTTTCTAGAAAAAATAATTATTGAAATATAATTATTATTGCGCAAAAGCGCATTACTATGAAACTAACTAACTACAACAATAGTAACCTATATAAAAATCCAACATCTCTGCTCGAATCCGTATTCGCGCGGGATCCATTCGATCACCCTTTCTTTTGGGGTGACGTGAGCCGTACAGGAGACACTGTAAGGTTTAAAGAGGGGGACGAACTCACCGTAGAGGTGGATCTTCCCGGTGTATCCAAAGATAAAACAACCGTCACAGTTGAAGGT